TCCCGTAATTTCCTTGAACTGCTCAACCGTCCGCGCGCGTTCTGCGGCAGTGGCCGCTTGCTGAATGGTTTTAGGCGCGCCAGCAGGCGCGGTTGCGCCGCCGCGGACAGGTGTTCCGCCGGGTCTAGCGCCGGTTTCAATATCACGCATAGCCGCCGCAAGTACGGGAACTTGCGCCGCGGTAATCGGGGTATCAAGACCAATACCCAGTTTACCCGCGACGTAAGTTTTATAGCTATTACGGCCAGCTTCTGGATTTTCCTTAGATGCCGGTGTATACTTATCAATGATCTTGTTTACCGTGTTAATGCCTCTGCCGACATAACTGCGGCGCAACATATTTTCCTGCGCGGCGATTCCTGCTTGCGGCGTATCAAACGTAGCAAATCTGCCACTAGCGCCCGCATAACCCGGCAGTGAACGTGTATACTCGTTGTCTTCCATAGCGCCAGGATTAGTCTGAAGCGCAATTTCCACGGGTGTAGCGCCGCGAGCGGGCGCGCCCATAGGTGCGGCAGGCATAACGCCGCCGCGAGGGCCGCCCACAATACCCGGCGGCGTGTAGCCGCCGACTGGGCCGGCAGCCGCAGGATAGCCTTGCGAAGTGTTGGGGTCTACGATAACCGCGCCGATCCCTGGCACGTTGACGACCGTTGGCTTGATCGTGACCGCCGCTTCCGAACCAGGGACAACGCGCGACGCACCGCCACCATACTTAGGTGTGGCAACGATGCGGGTAGTGGTGCCAAGATTTTGCGTCGTAAATTCTTCAGTCAGTCGATCTTTGCTGTCCAATGATTGAAGCTCGGTTTGTTTTTTCCACTCAGGCCAAAGCGCCGGGTCGCTCGGCATAGAACTTAAAGTTTGGTCAACAATACCTTGCAATTCTGGGCTGTTAAACGACGATTTAAGAAACTGGCCAATTTTAACCGCGTCTTCGGGTGTACGTGATTGCTTTACCCCTTCAGCCGCTAAATCAAAAAACTCTAGGACAGCTTTCTGTTGCGACGAGAGCGCTTCGTAAGCTGCTTTTTTAACCCTATCCGGCTGCAATTCAGCCTCCCGCGCTGCACTTGCCCGCTGCATATCCATTTGCTGCTGCTGCACCGCCGCCTGACGTTCAGCAGCGCGCTGCTGCGACATCATGTTGATCATCTGCGCGCCCTGCTGAATCGCAGGCGCCAAGAAGTTGCCTTGCGGTGCGCGGGCTTGAAGGGCGATTGCTTGGTTAGCCATTATCTGTCCTTAAATCTTTGGGGCACCAAACGAAGGCATATAGGTGGGAGGCACGTTAAGCCCCGGCGCGGCGTAAGGTTGAACAACCGAACCAACACCACCACCACCGCCGCCGCCGCCGGCCAATGAATTAAAATAGTTCATCTGCGCTTGCATCAGCGGGTACGACGCTGCCGCTTGGCCGATGCTGCTCAGTGCGCCGCCCAGCGCGTTGGCTTGCCCGACGTAACCAGACGCGCGGGCCTGTCCAACGCCCATGATGTTAGCTTGTTGGTTTTGCCCAGCTTGGCCCGTTGCGCTAGTCAGGGTGTTGGCTGATGATTGCCCCGCACCCATCAATGATTGAAGCGGGTTCAGGCGCGCGGCGCGCTCAACTTGGTAGCGGTTGAAGGCGTTGCCATACTCTTGGCTGGCCAAGTCCTGCCCGAACCGCTGGATGCCCTTCAGCGTGCCGCCTGACAGCAAACCGCCGCGCGCGGCTGCGCTGCGCTCCAGCGCCTTCATGCCCTCCGCTTGGCGGAAGGCGTAGCCTGGATCGGCTTGGAACTGCTCCGTGCCAAACGGACGGGCCAAGCTGCCAAATTCAGACGGCGGTGCGCCAGCGGCAGGCGTAGGCGCGGCTACGGGGTTCTGAGCAGCATATGCTTCGATGTCAGGGACGAAGTTGCCTTCGGCGTCCGTATACACCGTGGTTGGCTCACCCCCAAGAATAGCGGGGATGTTGACCTCACGCAGACCGTAGGCGCTAGGGTTCTGGCGTACATCCACCCTTGCGCCGGCGGCTGAAGGCGGCGTTCCCAGCCCCAGCAAATTCATTATCTGCGCCTGCGCGGTCATCCCGCCTTGGCGGAACGGTTCTTGCAGCCCGATCTGGCGCTCCAACATCCGTTCGTTAGCTGTCTGCGCTTCGCGCGCAGCCTGCGCTTGGATGTTGCCGGCTTTCTTGGCACCGCCGGCGGCGATTGCGCCGCTAGCAAGCGCGGCAGTTGCTGCGATAAGGGCGGAGGCAACAGCCATTACACCAATCCTTTTATAAATGTGCGCTCCATCGGGCGGAAACCGGAACGAGCATACATTTTTGCCATGCGTTCGACATTCACATCATGCAACGCTATCATAAATACCGCAACCGCGCCATTTTCAACAGCCCAATTTTCGATGTGCTTGTACATACTTTGCGCCGCCCCGCTACCACGGCATTGCGGCGCCAACCACCACCACATCTCCTGCACGACAGAACTGCCGGGGCTGAAGTACATGGGGTATAACGCCGCCCCGGCGATGCCGACAGGCACGCCGTCGATTTCCGCCAGCAGCAACAAGAAATTGTCTTTGTCGATCAAGTTTGACAAGAACGCCGCTGTGCCGTCCGGGTCAAACGGAATGATGCCGCTTGCCGGCATATTGGCGTGGAACGCCGCCGCCATCTCGACGTAAGCCGGTAGGTCGTCCTCGACCATAGGGCGGACTACGGTAGCCATCAGCTAACCAGACGGCCTGACGCGCGGATGTTGATCGCCGACGCCGTGCCAGCGATGGTCGAGATGAAGCCGTTGTTGGGCAGGACATGGCCGACCAATTCCGGGAACGTGTAGGTCTCGGACGGCTGCAACGTCTTGGTCTTGACGATCAAGTTGTCGTTGCCGGCGCTGCCCGCTGCCGCCACCAGGTTGACGCTGATCGTCGCAGCCGAGGCGCTGTAGTTGGTCGCCGTAAACTTGTCGATGATCGTCTGCACACCGTTCGACGTGTACTGCGTAACCTGCGTGTTCTCCGCGGTCTTGGCCGGGATGATGTTGCTGATGTTGACTGCCATGATACCCTCCAGGCTTACGCCGTGATGCCGGTCACAAAAATGCCCGCGCCGCTGCTACCGGCAACGCCAGCCGTCGTGTAGTAGCCTGGCGCTGTGATCGCCACGCCGCTGTTAAGCTGCACCTTGTTTGTTGCGCCGCCGCTGATGGCGGCTGAGTTAAACAGGGTGGGGTCGATGGTTGCGCGGTTCAACGCCGTGCCGACGCTAAACACGCCTTGACCAAATTTGGTCGCAGCGCCGTCCACAACCGGCGCAATAAAGCAATCAACGGCGGAGTTGATTGTCACCGCCGCCGATCCACCGTTGCCTGTGTTCGGGTTGTTGATCGTAGCGCGAACTTCGCAGCCTGACGATCCGCCGTCAATGACAACCGGCTTGTAAAAATCTTCAATGATCACGGTGCTATCAACGCGCACGTTTGATTGCGCGCTGATGTAGATGCCGTAGTTGGTGGTGCCTGTGCCGCTCAGAAGCTGAATCGCCCCGCCGATAGAAACGGAGCCTGCGTTCGAGCTTCCTGTTAGCCAAATACCTTTGCCCGTAACGCCGGTGTCGTTGACTTGGACATAGCCATCATTAATAGAAACCATACTCATGTCGTTAAGCGCATTAATATAAATGCCGTTTTGGCTGCACTGATCCAAAATGCAGTGACGGATGTGCAAGTTGAGCCTACTAGCGCCCGTATTAGCGCCAGTGCCGTCAATGAAAATGCCGGTGTGCAGAGCAGCAGTCTCAAACTGGTCTATGAAGATATCCGAAAAGTTGCCGTTTGCGTAAAAGCCAATCGGGCTAACTAGCGCAGCAACGCCGCCACGATTAACATTGCAACGAGTCAAAAACAGCGACGGGTTAGCGCTGGGCAGAATTGCAGGAACGCCCTGCGCCCAAAAGCCGCGGAAAAAGTCATTAGTGCCGCCGAACGATTCCGAACGGAAAACAACGCAATCGTCGAACTTAGTATAGACGGTGCCGTACAGGTAGAAACCAATGATCGGCTCCCACGCAGCCAAATTCTTGAACTGGCAGCTAAGAACGTAGTTGATAAGCCAAGCCTTAACCGCGGTGCTTTCGCTACCCGATGTCGGCGGCGTCAACGCCACACCCCACCGCGCGCAGATGTTTTCAACCATGATGTTGCGGAAGTAATTGCTAGTCCCGCCGGCAGGCGCGCTGTCAGGGCCGACCTGAATGACGTTAGCAGCCGCGTTGACTGACAGCACGCGGGTGCCAGTGCCAGTGTTGTAGCCGTCCGACATGACGCCGCCGCGCACCGTGCGGTACTGGGTCTGGATTTTCCAAGTGCTGCTGATCCAGTAATCTGCGGTCTGCAAATTAGTGACCGGACACAGCACAACGCACGCCTGGAGCGCAGCCAAGTTAGCCGCGGGAATACCGCCAGAGTTTGAGTTCACGACAGCGCCGAACCACTCCGGGTAGCCGTTGATGTTGTCCCAATCACGCTCCCAGTAGAAATTGGCGGTGTTGGACGCAACGTAGACGCCCTGAAGCGGATCGCTTGGCGCGGTGCCTGCGCGGCAGATAAACAGACCTTCGCGGCCAAGAGTGTTCACGAACACAACGTCGCCCGCAGCCGGCAAGATGGTGGGGAGGTTGGCGATGGTGGTCGTGGTAAACGACGAGATGCCTGGGATGTTGTCCATCGTCCACAGCAGAACGTCGGTCGATGTGGTCAGCACAAACTTGTAGGTGGCGTTGTTGTCCAACCACACCTGCGACGGCGGGCGCCCTGCTGAGTTTAGGATAATTGGGTTGGGGTTAGCCGTGAGGCCGCTGACAGACGTGTAGGTCGGCGCCAGCGTCGATGTCCCCGCAGCGTAGCTATACAGCTTGCCGCCCGACAAAGGGTTGCCATTGTTATCAAAAAATTGCCACCCAGCGCCGCCGAGCGATGAAAGATTAACAGCCATTACCAATCCTTCTGTTTTGCGGGCCGGCGCATAGCGCGATAATAGGCGACAAAGGCATTTCTGTAAATCAAGCGTTTCAGTTCCACGGAAGCGGTGGGGTTACGACAGGCGGATTGATCTGGTTAGCAATCTGCGTAGCGACGTTGGCTTCGTAGAAAGCAACCTGTTCGTCACCCAGCGCGGCTTTAACCCAGCCGATCACCTGCTCTTGCGTCAGGTCGGCGTAGGGTGTGAACGGAGCGCCTAGGTCAACCGTCACACCGACAGAGCCGTAGACGCCCGCGGCGTGGGTGCCATCGGTGCCGGTCAGCGTCCAGTGGACGGTGAAGACCACATCTGGCTCACCGTCGAGTTCCGGGTAAGCGTCCATCTGAGCAACGGCCCAAGTGTGGGAGACGGTCATCAAGTAATATCCTCTATGCGTTTGCAATGGTGGTTACGGTGCCCGACGAGCCGCGATATTTAAGCGCCCCGGCCTCAACGTAGAGTTGCCCCATGCCTGCGGGTGACGTTGTGGGGGCGGTGCCGTTGGCAATGCCGATTACAGTTACGGCGGAAGTACCAAAAGTGCTTGTCCCGATTCCAACATTGCCGTTGCTGGCGATACGCATACGTTCGTTGCCGTTAGTGCGGAAAGCAAGAAGGCTCGAAGCGCCGTCCGACTGAATGGTCATAGTGCCGGTATCGGTGCAAGTAACCAAACCGGTCTGCGATGAAGCGCCGCTATTAGTGAATTGCATCGACGCCGCCGTCGCTGTCGCGTTTGAGCGCAGACGCATGGCGTATCCAAGACTGGCAGTCGTATCCCCCGATGCAACATCAAGGCGATAGCCGGGGCTAGTCGTCCCAATCCCGACGTTGCCGGTGTCGGTGATGCGCATACGTTCTGTGTAAGTGCCGCCGCCAGTTGCGTCATTACTGAATAGTGTATTGCCAGCAGCCGTTTGAATGCGGAAGCCCTTGTTGCTGTCGTTGCTGTCGCGCCATGTCTGAAATGGCTGAAACCCTGTGATGCGGATTGCATCTTGGGCAACAACATCCAGCTTGCTCCCCGGCGAAGCGGTGCCAATCCCAACGTTGCCTGCGCTGGTGATGCGCATACGTTCGGTGCTGTTGGTGGAAAAGATGAGCGGGTCAGCGGCTCCGGTGCTGATGAGGTTGGTGAAACCAACACCGGCACGAACTTGAAGCGAGCTACCACTGGCATGTTCAGCGGCGAGAATGCCAACCGTAACGCCAGTTGTGTCCGTGGAGCGTGAGCGCACGGTGATGCTGCCCGATCCAACCACATCCAGTTTGCGGCCCGGCGAACCCGTACCGATCCCGACGTCGCCCCCAGTAAGAATACGCATACGTTCAGAGCCGCCTGCGTAAAACTCCATACCGTAGGCATTAAAAGCCGAAGACGAACCACGCAAAGAAATGCCCGCCCCGGTCGTGTTGAAAACAGTTCCTCCGCTAAGAGAAAGACCGCTGTTATCAAACCGCTGAAAAAGGCCCGTAGCGCGGATAGTGGTGGAAACTTCTAAGGGAACTGCGGGCGAAGTCGTCCCGATTCCGACGTTGCCCGCGCTGGTGATGCGCATACGTTCGGAACCGCCGACGCCGAAAGAGGTGAAGTTGGCCGCGTTGCTATCGTTGTTGTTGAGGGCAAAGCCGCTGCTAATAAGTTTGGCAAAATCAACAGATGTGTTGCCGGTGTTTGCAAGATTGCGGACAATCTGCCGCCAAACAATACCCCCGGCGTTGGTGTTGTTATAATAGTCAAAGTAGGAATACGCCGCCTGATCGTGCGTGATTTGGAAGCGAACAGCGGGAGTACTGCCGATCCCAACATCGCCCGCGCTGGTGATGCGCATACGTTCGGTGGCGCTGGTGTCAAAAATAAGCGCTTGGGCAGACTGCTGCGAGACACGGGCGGCGGTGTTAGTGTTAAACCGAAGTTGCGTTTCGTTAGTGCTGTCGCCCGATACGGACGCAGCGACAAACCCAGTGCCCTTAAGTTCTAGCCTCGAAACGGGTGTAGCCGTCCCGATCCCCAGACGGTCGTTGGTGTTGTCCCAGAACAGATTGGCGTTGTCCTGCGAGTAGACACCCGACGCACCCGCGAACACCACGGAGCCAGCGGTGAAGGCGGTCGCCGTGCCTGTGCCTCCGTTGGCGACGTTCAACGTGCCGCTCAGTGTGAGCGTACCGCTGGTCGTGATCGGGCCGCCGGTAAACAGCAAGCCGGTTGAACCGCCAGACGCATCAACGCTGGTCACAGTGCCGCCTTGCGCTGGCGGCGCTATAGCAGTTGCATTGAAAACATCATTGATCTGCTGTTGCAGCGATGCAGTTAGATCAGATGTGTTTGTCTGGGTTTCCTGCGCCAGCGACGCCAACATAGCGTCATACGTGGCCATCAGCGAGTTAGCGTCGGGCGTGGTTCCGACTTCTTGCTGGTTGGTTTCCGTTGCGGTCAACAGCGAAAGGAAAAACCGATACCACTCGCGGCTGATTGCGCCCGACCGCTCGTCTATCAACGCGACGCGCGGCGGCGTAAGCTGTGTCGGATTGATCGGCGCAAGTGCCATTAGGCCCGCGTCCCGTTCAAAATCAGTTCAGCGCCCATGATGTAGATACGCACCGGGTCAGTACCCGACGCCTCGTACACGCGGTCACGAATCTTCATCGTTGCACCCAAGCGGCGCCAGATCGTGCGCTTTCCGTATCGGCCAATCGCACCCATTGTCTTCCAATGTTCGTTTGACCAGGTATGGCCCCCGTCATCAGAGAAACGCAGCATGACCTGTGGGTCGCTACCTTGCCCGGTATTTAGGCCAACGCCTGTCTCGCAATCTAGCTGCAAGGAATGCTGAATGGTGCGGGTCAGGTTGTTAGCGCCGGTTGGCAGCGCCCGCCACGACCGCAGCCACTTTTGAATTGCGCCGTCGTCGGCGTACACGTCCAGATCAAACTTGTAGATTTTGTTGTTTTGGTAATCTCCTATAACGGTTTCGCCGTTGAAGAACATTTGGCTGTTGCCGCGATGGCGGTTGAACTCGCCGTTGGAAAACGAAGCGCGTTCGTGCCAAGCACCTGTCGCGACATCGAACACCCAGGTGGTGTCGGCGCTGGGGAAGTTGAGAACGTAAAAGCTGTGGCCGTCTTGCTGGTAGGTATAGCCCACCGCGTCCGACAGATCGGTGTACTGCTGGAGTTGCCACTCAATAGCGTGGGTCGAGATGCGCTGGCCCATGTAGCCTGACGCCCGAAAGACCATACCTTGGCCGCGGGCGTCCTTGCCAAGCCAGTAGATTTGATTGTCCATCTTGGCGATGGAGTACGGCGCAGCGCAGCCAAGCTCGTTGTACGCGCCTTGGATACGCGCCAAGGGAAAATCAAGCAGCCCGGCGTCGTACCAAACTTCGGTTGAGTTGGTGCCGTAGACCCAAACTTCGCGGTGATCGACAAAGATTGCCACAACATTGTCGGGGTTGCCTTCGGCGCTGGAAAATTCAAGCGGGTCAATGCTGGTGCCGTCAAGCAGCGACGTTACCCAAATTTTCTGCGAGTTAGGTTCGTTGAAAATGAAATAGCCGTCGAGATAGCCGACCGTGCCAGCACCGGGGAAGTCCGGATCGGTGATCTGCTGGAACACGTCGGTAGCGGCGTTGTAGATGTAGCCATCTGGGTTAGCGGCGATAAAAAGCTGCGTGCCGTTGTCAGCCATGCTAACTGGGCCGCCGCCGCCGACTGACCCTTTGGCAGTTGCGATCCAGTTTGTGTCGATCTGGTATAGCGTGTTGCCCGACACAGCGTAGCCGTAACCGCCGAACTGCCAAAGACCGCGAATGGGGCCAGTGCCAGCCGTCAACAGAAGCACTAAACCTGGCGCGCGCTGAAGAAACGCAGGCTCTTTGCCGCCTTCCGGAACGATTTCCGGAAAGAGGTTGACCATGCGGTTGTCGGCGGCGTTGACGCTTCGAGCGACATACGCCGACCCAAGGATCGGCGTTTTCATCAGTAGTTGCCCGCAAATATGTTGAACCGCTGACGGGTTGCCACGATGCTGTACGGCATGGACATGATGTCGTCAGGGTTGTTAATGCGCTTGAGGTTGCGCTTGCTGGTCATGGCAATGCGCGACACTTGCGGCGACGGCTCCACGCCAAACTCTGGCGCCATCTCGCAGGCAAGATTGTAGCGGAACGCACGCAGATAGCCTGGAGGGAACGTCAGTTGGGTTGACAGCAACGCAGGCTTGGTCAGTTCCTGGACAGAGATGAAGTGCCATTCCAGCGCGCGGGTGGGCCGCGGGTAGATGTACATCTCAATGTCGGGGAACGTGTTGTTGACGAAAATCACTTGCGGGAACGTCGAGGTCACGGTTTTGACCGCAATCCCGTTGTACTGCTGCTGGTTGATGAATTTGATGCCGTAGCTGATGCCGGTGCTGGCGTCGAGGAAGTAGGTGCTGTCGTCCAGCAACACCGGGCGGTTGCCGACGAAATTGCCGGTTGGCCCCAGCGTGCGCGACAGCAGGCCCGCAGGCCATGTGAACACCTGATCCTGCGTAGAAAAGACTGCGAGGCGCTCTGTGTTCCAGCTATCAATCATCTGGTTCATGGCGTTCAGCGCGTCTTGCGACGTTTCCGCTGACGGCACTTCGCCTTCGGCCAGGACACCCAAAAGCCGCAGCGACCCGTTGATGATGTCTCCAGCAGTCGTCATTGGTTAGCCTTCCAGCTTCGCGCGGGGGCGTCCGCGCCGCTTCGGTGCCGCCATCTCGTTGACGATCTCGTCCTCGTCATCGTCCGTCACCACAGATGACGTGTTTATATCATAGCGTTCCCAGCCGTCGAATGCATCCAAATTCGCTTCTTCGTTGGAAATTGCAACCTTCGCGCCGTGCGTCGGGTGAACCAGATAAATGACTGCCATAAAAAATCCTTAAAATGGGCGGCCCGAAGGCCGCCCACTTCGTTAGGCGCAGTGGATCAGCGCAAAGTTGATCACGACTGCTTCCGACAGCGTGCCGCCGGAAATGTTACGCAAGGTGATGCTGACCGAACCGGCTGCCAGCGCGTTTGCAAACACGTTGTAAGAGCCGGCAGTAGCTTGACCGCCAGAGATCGTGAGGATCACAGTGTCGTTGGCTGAGATCAAGTTGTTGTTCAGCGTGAACGTGGCGTTGGTGGCCGTAGCCAACGAAGCGTTGTTCATGGTGATCACGCCAGCCGACTTGTTCAGCGTGACCGCCGTGCTTTTGCTCGTCGCTTGCGTGACGGTACCTTGAGCGGCAGCGGTGTAGCCGATCTGTTCGTCGGTCAGGATGTATTGTGCGCCGACAATATCCTGATCGAGAAAGGCAACGCCGATGGATTTGGTGTTCGCCATTGTCTGTCTCCTGAAAAGGTAGCCCCGGCCCGAAGGCCGGGGCTAACCCATTAATTGACGCGGTACAGCGTCCAAGTGCCAACGTCAGACTTGCGGGCGATCATGGTTGCGCCGGTCGTGACCGGAACGGTCATGGTCAGCGAACCCGTCACCGTCCAGCCGGTGCCAGCAGCGATAATCGCGGTGCCGGACGACGTGCCGAGGTTGACCACACGGAACACGAACGACGTGCCAACCTTATCCGAGTTGGACAGGGTAGCTTCCAGCAACGCCACGGTCGGCAGCGTGTAGGTCTGCGCCGTGGTGGCACCGCTGCCGACCAGCAGAATGCCGTTCAGCACTTGAGCCGCAGTCAGGGTTGCAGTCGAAGCGACCGAAAGCGGAAGCGGGATTGCGTCGATAAGCGGTTCGTCCAGGTTGCCGTCGCCGACCTGATAACCACCGCCGCCATTGGGGAGAGACATCGTAGAATCCTTTCAAAGAAGTTGGCCCCCGGCGAACCGGGGGCCGGTTTCAGGTTAGCCCCAGACGCGGCAAGCCATCTGCGGACGGATCGTGCTGAAGCCGTACAGAACGTCAATACGGCAGGGCATACGGTCGTTGTTGATGTCGTACTGACGAACAACGCGCAGGCTGATGCCGTTATGCACCTGACGCGACGCCATATCGACACCCTGCGGCAGCAGAAGGTCGGCGGTGGCGAAGGTGATGGCGTCCTTGTGGTACACCAGGTTCTGCGCGTACTGGGTG